TCCCTGGCTCGGCACACTGCAAGTCATCTGCCGAACCTGCGAGACGGAGAACGTGTGGGATCGTCAGCGGGTCATCACGTTCCGCTTCGAATTTGCCGAAGCCGGCACGTTGTCGGCGCCGAGCACGGCGGCCGATACCCAGGCGGCGACGAATAGCGCCGCCGATAGCGCTGAGGCTGGGATAACCAGCGACTATGTCAACAACGTGAACAGCATCCTGGCAGGGTTGGGATCAGCATGACCGCCAAGAATATCGCGCCCGATCAGGAAACTCTGACGATCTCCACTGGCGGCAAAACCCTGTCGGGTTGGCTAGAAGTTAGCATCACGCGCGGCGTCGAAATCTGCCCGTCGTCCTTTTCCGTCAGCATGACCGAGCGCTTTCCCGGCCAAGCGGCAAAGGCGGTTGTCGATCCGGGATCGCCCTGCACGATCGCGATATCGGGCACGACGATCTTGACCGGCTATGTCGACGCGTTCCTGCCCGGTTACGACGCGGACAGCCATACCGTCCACCTTTTGGGCCGCTCGAAGACGGAAGATATTGTCGATTGCTCGGTCGACGCGGACGCGGTTGGTTGGGAAATTTATGGCGGCAACGGCGCGGCGGTCAAGACGATCGCCAGCAAAATTTGTGCGCCCTTCGGCGTCAACGTCGTCATGCCCGACGGCGATTCCGCACTGCCCACCGGCGCCGCATTTTCCGTCTATCCCGGCTTTCGTTGCTTCCAGCTTATCGAAGAACTATGCCGCTCGGTCGGCATGCTGGCCTGGGACGATGCCAACGGCAATCTCGTGATCAGCAAGGCGGGAACTGCCGGCCGGGCCGCTTCATCCCTGGTCGAGGGACAGAACATTCTCGCGGCCGAAGCTATGTTCACCATGAACGAGCGCTTCAATACCTACAAAGTCGTGAGCCAAGTTCCGAACGATATCACGGGACATATCAGCACCTATGCCTTTGCCAACCCGCAGGATAACGGCGTCCCGCGATACCGCTTGATGCTGATTCCGAGTGAGACGCCGCTGCAAAAACAATTTTTGCAGCGGCGCGCGAATTGGGAACGGTCTCGCCGCTACGGTCGCTCGCGCATGGCGCGGATCACGGTGCCGTCCTGGCGCGACAGCGCGGGGAACATCTGGCAACCGAACAGCGTGATCGGCGTCAACGCGCCGAACCTCAAAATCGTCGAGGATCGCGTCATTTCCGAAGTGACGTTTTATCGCGGCGAGCGCGGGACCTTAGCGACGCTGACGCTGATCGAAAAGCAGGGGCTTACGCCCGAGCCATTCTTCGCCATCGGCGCGCTCGGCACGACGACCGGCAACAGTGTCGCGGGGACGATTTCAACATGAGCGACGACGAAGACCAATCCTCGTACAGCGCCTCGTTCGACTATAACGATCGTACCTTCGTAAAAATGCACCAGAGCCTTGGCCGAGTGACGCTGGCCGTCAGCGACGACTCCATGCCAATGCAGCGCCACCAAGTCACCGGCTATGTCGGCGAGGTGCGGGATCACAAGCAGCGCATCGGCGAATTTGGTCTTACTTCCGTGCCGCTTTCGGGCGCCATCGCGGCGGTGAGTTATCAATTCGGCGATCGCGGTTGGGCAACGGTCGTGGGCGTCGAGGATCCGCGCTACCGGCCAGTCGGGCTCAATCCCGGCGAGGCCGCGATCTATGGCGTCGACGGCGCGGCCGGCAATGGCACCGGTGGCACGATGTGGAAGTGCCTCCAGGCGTTGCTCGGCAAGATCGCGAAGCTGCTTGGTGTCACCATCATCATCGGCGACGGCACGACGCAGACGATCACCATCACCACCAACACGCTCAACATCGCGGCCCAGAATCTAAATTTCACCAGCGCATCGGGTGACATTACCGTGAACGGCGTCTCCCTGGTTCATCACGTTCATTCCAACTCGGGCGGTACGGGCGATGGCGGGCCGCCGGTGGCGAGCTGAGGATAGGGCATGGCGGATTTCAACACAGCGTCCCGGTTCGCCGTTTCGATCACGGCCGCCGATGACACGGCCGACGGTTCAACGAAGGCCGAGCGGTCCCTCGCGGGTTCGCTGAGCCGATCGGGCAAACGCACGTCCGATGCCGCCAAGAAGTCAAGCGAAGCGCTATCCCACGCGTTCGGGAGCAGCTTTTCCAAATCCGCCGCGGCGGCCCGGCTCGGTAGCTCCGAAATGGCGAAAGCTTTTGACAAAGGCTTTGGCCGCTCCGTCGACCAGGCGAAGAAGAAAACCGACGCGGCCGACAAATCGATCCGCTCGCTCAAGGACCGGATTGCCGCGCGTTGGCATACCGGCGGGATGGGTAAGGCTTTCGACAGCGTTACAAATGTCCGCTCCGCGACCGGAGAATTTGCCAGCACGCTCGGCGGGGCCTTCGCGCCATCGGCCAGCCTGACGGCGCTGTTCTCCGGCGCCGGCGCGATGGACCTGATGTCGCATTTCGCCTTGCGCACCAATGATCTCTCGCGCACGTCGGCTCGCTACGGCGTCTCGCCCGAAATGTTGCAGACGTGGCAGGGCGCGGCCAAGCGGCAAGGCATCGATCCGAAAGCTGTTGACTCGTCGCTCGGTGCGGTCACCGGCCATCTATACGACTACCAGCACAATCGTCAGGAAGCGACGCAGATCTACAACATGGCGCTGGCCGTCCAGCAGCAGACGGGCGTCAACATGCTCGCGGCGCTGGGCAAGGACGCCAATACGTTCTTGCGGACCCTCAGCCGGGCCATGCCGAAGCTCAGCCCCGGCGCGCAACAGCATGTAGTCGAAACGTTCGGCGTCGGGGGCTTGTGGGACCTGCTCCGCAACCCGGCCAGGCTCGACCAGTTGCTCGACAGCATGAAGCGTCTCGGCGTGATGAGTAAGGATCAGGTCGACGCGGGCAACAGGCTGTATCAGTCGTTCCAGGACGCCGATACCGCGACGGGGCATTTTGCCGACACGATCGAAAGCAGTCTCTCGCCGACGCTGACGCCGCTGCTCGATAAATACACGTCATGGATTAGCGAGCTTTCCAAAAGCAAGTCCGCGGTCGATGACACCAGTGCCGCCGTAATGGGGCTTACCGGGCTATTTGGCCTGACGCTGGTCAAGGCTCTCGGCAAGGCGGGGAAGGCGCTTCTAGAGTTCAACGGCATTTGGCTCAAAGGCGAGACCTTAAAAAAGATTAGCGGCTTGTCTGCTGGCGCCAAGCCCGGCGAAGCGTCCGTTGGACGTGTTGGGCCGTTGACACCAACGGGCGCCGGCATGGTGGGAACCGGCCTTGCCTTCAGCGTCATCCAAGGGGAGCAGCAACAATTTGAGGATGCTCTCGCGGCAGCGAAAAAAAAGTACGGCGGCGATACGGCTGGTCTTCGGCACTGGTTCCAAGATTACAAGAAGGCGCATCCCTTCACCGAGCCGTATGTCCGGGGCGAAAGTATCTTTCATTCGCCGACGCGCGAATTGTTGGAAGGGAGCAGTCTCGCGCCGCCTTCCGCTTTTGAACTGGCAACACCGAAGGTCTCGCCCCAAAGCTTTACGCCGAGACCGCAAAACTATGTCTCGCCGCGGGGCGGTGCCTTTGCTCAATCCGGCGCCTGGCAGCTCACGTCGAGCAATGCCTTCGCCCGCCGTATGCACAGCGCGGCGGAAGTAGCGGAATATTTCGAGGCGCGGGGTTGGACGGCTCCGCAGGCGCGCGGTATCGCGGCGGGCGCCTACGCCGAAAGCCGTCTCGATCCGAACGCGATCAATCCGAAATCGGGTGCCTATGGCATCGGCCAGTGGTTGGGCGCGCGGAAGGAAGAATTGTTCCGGGCGTTTGGCCCAAGGCCGACGCAGGCTCAGCAGCTCGCGTTCATGAACTATGAGTTGCGCGGCGGCGATCGCGGCGGTGCGGCGGTGCAGAATGCCCAAACCGATACCGACGCGCTTGATGCCTATATTCGGCGCTTCGAACGGCCCGCGGCAGGCAGCGAGACGACACGCGACTTGCGCCGTGGAAATGAAGCGTTAGCCGAGTTGCGCGGCAATGATTACGAGACGGCGGACGCTGGCGATGAGCGGCGGCGTCGATCGCGGGGCGAAGATGCGGATGAGCAGCCGCCCCGCCGCCCCTATGACGACGCTGACGCTGAGCAGCCGCCCCGCCGCCGCCCATCGGCCGATCTTGTCCCGGTGGCGGATAACATCGTCAGCCTGAGCGATCTTCAACCGATCAATCTGCGTGACCTGATCGACTACGAGCCGATGGAGCACCCCGGCGCGCGCCGCGAGGACAACCGCCAGGAAATCGTCATCGTGGTGAAGGGCGACGGCGTCAACATCAAGCGCGCCGATATTCTCTCAAAGAAAGGCCCGGCGGCCGTCAGGCTCCGGGTCGAGAAAACTTTCAAGTCAACCTGATAGGTCCTAGGGAACTCGAAAAATGGAAAGCGGCGTGTGTAAATTTTTCAACACCGAAAAAGGCTTCGGCTTCATCGCGCCCGATCTCGGCGGCAAGGATGTTTTTGTGCATGTTTATGAATTGCAGGATGATCTTGGCGCGCTGAGTCCCGGCGATCGAGTCGAGTACGATATCGGCCACGATGAACGGAGCGGGAAGATGAAGGCCGTCAAGGTTCGCTTGCTCGCGTAGCTTGGCCCCGCCGATGCTTAAGATCGATATCCGGCCTGGCCTCAAAGCGTTCCGGCGCGACTTCGACAACTTCGCCAAGAAGCAGCTTCCGTTCGCGACGGCGCGCGCGCTAACCGAGACGGCCCGGAAAGCCGCGGCGGCCGAGACGCGCGACATGAGCCAAATGCTCGACCGACCGACACCGTTCACGATGCGCGGCCCGGCGGTGATGCCCGCGACCAAGAGCAATTTGACCGCCGTGCTCGACATGCGCCCGATCCAGGCCGCCTATCTGGCGCCGGAAGAATTTGGCGAGCCGCAGAAGGTTTCCAAGACGGCCGTCTTGGTGCCGATCGACGCGGCGCTCAACAGCTATGGCAATTTGCCGCCCGGCGCGCTGAAACGCTACAAAGGCCGCAAGGATGTTTTTGTCGGCCGGCTGACGATGAAGTCTGGGCATGTCATCGGCGGCGTGTGGCAGCGTATCGGTCCGCACTCGGCGCCCGCGCGTGTCGGCCGCTATAAGGGCAAGCCCGCTCAGCCGGCCATTCCAGGTCATCTGAAATTGCTTATTACATTCGAGTTGCCCGTCATCCCGAAGGTGCGCCTGGGCCTTCACGATACGGCGCTGGCGACGATTCAGCGGGAGATCGGGCCGGAGCTGACGCGGCAACTCGCCAATGCGATGCGGACAGCAAAATGATCGCCCGACTGGAATTGCCCAACCGCCGCCCGCACCTCGTGGAAGAATTTGAATGGAATGGCCGGCGCTGGCAACTCGGGCTCGGTCTCGACGATGCCGGCGCGGTGCGGGAGATATTTCTTGAAGGCCCGAAGGCCGGAACTGATCTTCAGGCGCTCGCTGTTGATGCCGGGATCGTGCTGTCCCGGCTGTTGCAGCGCGGCGATACTGTCGCCGAGATCGCGCGGAGCCTGAACGGGCTGGGCCTGACGGGCGACGCGGCGCCGACTTTGATCCATGCCGCCGTCGCGCATGCGGCGCGGGCAGAACGGGACATGACGCCCGAATCCCCGCCGCCAGCGGCATGACGGCGTGAAGTCCTCTTTAGTTCACCCGCTCGCCCTCTTTCGGGCCGTGCCGCTGCAATTCTTCCACGGCCCGCAAGATCATCTGCCAGGCGGTTTGCTTCTCGATATCGCCTTGCTGCGCCGCTTCTTTAACCGTCTTCTCCGCGACGCCTGCCGCTTCGGCGCCATGGCGATCTATCAGCATCTTGGCGGCGCGGAAGGCGTCAATTTCGAGCAGGGGCATAAGGTGGTCTATTCGTTGGCAGGCGCAAATTCCGTATAGACCCACCAGTTATCGTCCCGCTGCTCGTAACGGAAAAGGATATGTCGTTCCTGTGCATTATTGAGCACCGCATCGGCCTCACAGCGGACCAACTTATCTTCCGACGAAATGGTGTGAATGTTTCTAAGTTCGAGAACGGCGATACCTCCAACCTTGCCAATCGGCGCTTCAGCAATCGCTTTCGGAACATCATGCGGGCCGTCAGAGCAAGCGTGCCCCGACCCTTCGCCTCCGCTGTATTCTGAATATAAAAGAGCGCCAACGACCAGGATGGCAAAACCGATGGTGGCATATTTGGGCCAGTCAATCGGCTTCAGACGATGGCCACAATGCGGACAGTTTTTAGCGTCGCGGGATACCATGCCAGCGCAAGCCGGGCATGCTGTCGTCCTTGGGGTTTCTGACATTTCTTCCCCCGCACACTCATAGATTTGGAAGCGGCAATCTTGGCATAGCGGGTTCCCCTGGTCCATGGCGCCAGAGGCTTCCTAAAAAACGAGGGGAATTTTGCCTGTGGATAACGCGAACCGCGCCGTTGAAATACAACGGCGGTGCGCGCACGGTGTCCGTGGGTGTGATAACCCGGACCAGTGAGGCTAGGAACCGTTTGCCGCGGTTTCTGCCTGAAGCGCGCCACGCTTGTCAGAGTGGCCCGCAGACGACGGCTTGGCGGCCGTCCGTCAACCGACATTCTATGTCGGGAGGCGGGCGCGATACAATAGCCTCGCGGCGAAAACGTCCGACCTGTCTCACTGGCAGGTTATCACCCTCCCGGCACCAGGAACGGTTTTCCTGGGAACGGCTGTGATAGGCCAAAACCAGTGAGCAAAACCCCAATGACCATCACCGAAGGCACCATCGCCGGCCGCGCGCCGCGCGCCGCCCGATTCGCTACCATCAAAGCCATGCTCAAACGCCAGACGCGCGATCTCTCCCGCGCGCACCGACGCGATGCCGCGACAGAACTGCCGACGCTGCACCGCGACGCGCCCCGCGGCGCCCTACAGGCGGGGATCGAGCCGCTGCGGCTGTTGCAGGCCGTTCTCGACCATGCCGATATCATCGCGCTCGACGTGCCGGAGCGCGGCCGCGTCCGCCAGGCTCACATGCTGGTGACCCTGCCGACGTGGTTGCTCGATCGCGCCACGGTGATCGCCGCCTATGACACCGACGATGAGGACACCGATGGCGGGGAGAAGCACCAGGATCTCGAACCCAATCTCGCGGGGTATGAGACCGCCCGTGGCTCCGGCGACCTGGAACTCGACGAAGCTGATTCGGAGCCGAGCCTCGGTAGTTGCGATGGCAAGATGAACCAAGAGCACTGGGCGGATGGCGATCGTCTCGACCGAGAGCGTGGAGAGAAGGCGGGTGACTGTGACGATGATGAAGACAGCCATGATCGCGAGTCGGATACGTCCGATTATGAGCCGGAACACGAGGAGCCGAATCTTTCACCGTGCGGCTTCGGTGTCGGTTCGACACAGAACTGGGGCGTCATTGATGGTGAATGCGGCGGCTATGGCCGTGACAAGCGCGACGATGCAATTCGGTCGCGACTTAAGGCTCATGCCAGCATGCCGGTCCCGATTGCGGGTCCACCCCCGGCCCGCAATGTCGATGTCGTGCCCGAGATATTTTTACCGACCGGCAACCGTCCGGGCGGGCTGATCGAAATGAAGAACCAAACCACCGGCGAGACGGGCGTTTGGCGTTTGATCCACGAAGCCGGAAAGGCGGTGCAATCATGACGGACGCATCGCGCAGAAATTTGCTGAAGGTTGTCGGCATCGCCGCACTGGCGGCTCCGCTGACGGCCGGCTACGCCAGCGCGGCGGTCGCCGATCCGATGGTTGCCGCATATGAGCGCTGGGTGGAATTGCGTGCGGCGCGTAACGAAGTCAACGACCGATTGATGGAGGCCGAGAACTTCCTGCCGCGCTGGGCATACATGTCGCTTCCCCGGGTGGACAAAACCCAGGTCTTTTTCGCCAAATATCAGCAGTTCAAGGCTTGTGAACTTTTGGACCTCCAAGACGTGGCGATGCGTAATTCCGAGATCGAGCAGCACGCCGAACAATACGACGGGATCTGGTGCGACCGGCCCGACGCGGCAAAACGTCTAGGCCGCGCTCGTGAACATTCGGCGGCACGCCTCGATTGGTGGAAGGCCGAAAAGCAACGGATCGAAGACAAGAGGCACAGTAGCGGCGTTACCGGCCTGGAGGGCGACGTTGAGCGTCTTGAGCATCAAATGAACCTACTGGAAGAGATGCTTAGGAAGGGGCAATCTCACACGACGGCCGGGCTTCTGGCGAAGCTGCGCTATGCAGTGAGCCTAGCCGAAATCTCCCTTGAGCGAGACGACGCGCTGTTTGACGCGGTAACGAGCATCCGCGCCGACGCCGAAAGGCTTCTCGCGCGCCACGGAGAGGCCCTATGAGCGCACCGATGGCTCGGCGGGTGGGGAAGGTCACCATCCGGCGCGCCCGCTTCCTGGGCCTTGGCGCCCGCGCCTATGCCTGTACGGTCGACGGCAAGGCCATGGCCCCGCTTCTTCACGATGGCGACTTGATGGTGATCGATCCCGACCGCATACCGGCTGCGGGCGACACGATCATCCTATGGCCGGCAGATCGGCGGCGCCGACCCTGTGTTCGCCAGCTCGCCGATCAATACCGGCGCACCCTTCATGTCGAGACGGTATCGCCCGCCTCGCGTGAGAGTGTCCACCGCGACAGCCTCACGGCGGTTCATGTGGTGGTTGGCGCTCTCAAGCCCGAGGAAGTGGATCGGGCGCGCCATGGTCCGGATTCGGGCAAGGTCATGTTCCTGCCGCCGCCGCACCTGCCGCGGTGCGAGGCATCCCCGACGCCGCGCGCACGGTAGGCAAACACCATGGCCGCGCCCGGTGCGCGCCGGGCGCGGCCTCTTCGAGAAAGAAGGCACCAATGTCATTCCAATCAGTAATCGAACTTCATTCCCTGCGGGATCAGCTAAATGTGCTGAAACGCCAGGTTGCGGGCGAAACGAAGGCCCGCGAGCGAGCACAATACGAGCGCGACCAGGAAGCCATCCGAGCCGACAGGGCCGAGGCCCAAGTGAGGCATGCCGACCAGCGGACTTCCTACTGGCATGACCGCGCCGAGCGTGCTGAGGCCGCGCTGCGCTCGCTCGGCCACGCCGAGCAAATGGAGGCCGCCCATGGCTGACACTATTAAGCTTGTCGCCGAATTGAAAAAGACAGCGGCAGATTGGAAGCGGCGTGCCGTAACGGCGGAATCGGCACTGGCCGAGCTCGGCTTTGTCAGAGCCGGTGACGCGAAGCCGCCTCCCGTCGAGCACAGAGCAGAGAAGGGGAGCCACTCCGACCGCGCGGACATTCTATATGGGGTGCCAGCGATCGCAAAATATATGGGCCTCACCACACCGTCATGCCGGGCGCTTTGCGAGCGCGGCGATATTCCAACGTTCCGAATGAAGGGTCGAATTGTCTGCGCTCGCCGCAAGACGATCGACGCTCATTTAGAACGTCTGGCGAGCGCGCCGGCGGGAGGCGCCCGTGGCTAGCATCCGAAAGCGCAGTTGGTCCTACAAGGGGCAGCAAAAGGAATCCTGGATCGTCGACTATTTTGACTTGGGCGGTAAGCGGCGTCAGAAAACTTTCGATCTTAAAAAGACGGCTGAAACTTACAGGAAAAAACTCCAACATGAGCTTCACACAGGCGAGCACGTCTCCGGGGGTGAAGAGATCACGGTTCGCGATTTGGTAGAACAATTCATCCATCACAGCGAAGTGAGGATGGCGAACAAGGCCATCGGAAGAACGCGACATAACGCAATTAGCTCTATCTTCAAGTGCTATGTAATTCCGTATTTCGGCCCCCGTAAGTTTAACGAGCTAACCGGTCGCGATATTGAGGATTGGGCAAATTCGCTGAGGATGCGCGGCCGGAAGGATGGTAGTGGTCTGGCAGCACAATCGCTGAATCACGCTCTATCTCTGATGAAGATGTTGGAGGATTTTGCAACCAAGCGCGGCGCTTCAAAGCGGCGGATCATGGGCGATGCTCGAAAAGAGATCGGCTCACTCCAAGGTGATCCGATCCGAACTTTCACGCTGGAAGAGGTTCAACAGTTACTATCAGCTATACCGAAGAGCGCTCGGGGAAGCAGTCCGCGCGACCATCATTTAATGCTCTGTTACGTTCGGATTGCGGCCTTCTGTGGGTTACGCCTTGGCGAAATAAACGGCCTTAAGCCAGAGTGCGTCGATTTTGATAAGCATCTAATCCGAGTGCGCCATTCACTGACACGGGTTGGAGAGCTCAAGGGACCCAAGACGAAAGCCGGTGTGCGCGATGTACCTATGCCGACGATCGTTGCAGACGCCCTTTACGAATGGCTCAGGCGATATTATGCGCCAAACAAAACCGGAGTATTTTTCACGACTCGGACAGGGTGCCCTCTCCATCGGATTGACATTAACAATCGGTGGCGACGCCTTCTCCGGAATGCTGGCCTGGCTTCGGGGAGGTCGCTCCACTTTCACGCTCTCCGGCACTTCGCGGCTAGCTGGATGATTGAACATCAACTGCCGTTGCCTGATGTGGCGCGGGTACTCGGCCACGCAAAATTTGATATGACGCTCCAAATCTACGCGCACCCAGTTCACTCACTGAGCCATCATCAGCCCATATTTGACAGAATGGCCGGGGCTGTGATGGAGGGGGTTGCATTGCCGGCGCCCTCCGCCCGTTCACGCGTACTTGAGGCCCGGTTTGGAGAAGATGAAGAAAGGCGGAATGCTATTCGCAAGCGACTGGTGGTCGAAGGCATTTCGCACGGACGCTTGTGTCAAGCTACAGGGCTAAATCAGACGGCCTTGAGTAGATATCTTTCGGGGCAGGCTCGCTTGCCGGATCAATTTGCCCCTGTCCTTCAGGTTTTCGTCAACGAAGGATTTGACGCCATGATCGGAAAGACTCCGGTGGCGGCCTAGCATTCTTGGCGACAACAGTGCGACAAGAGCCGCTAACTAATTGAAAACAAAGCGCCACTGACCGCATACGCAGCGCGTCTATGCCTTTTCGAAGGAGCGGATCGGCCGGCGCATCTGGGCCATCAAGGGGGAATCGGGCAAGAGCGGGCAGCGTTCTCCGGTATGGCCGAACAAGCGGCCGACGCGGCGAACGAAATCGAGCTACCGGCCGGTGATCCTTGGTGTCAATGCCGCAAAGGATTCGATCCGAGCTCGGCTCCAGATCGAGCATCCCGGCCCCGGCTATATGCATTTCCCGGCGGACCGCGACCGGAACTACTTCGTGCAGCTCACCGCCGAGCGGTCGGTTGTGAAGGTCGCGAGCGGCCAGCGCTACAGGGTGTGGGAGCTGCCGCGCGGGCGCGCGAACGAAGCGCTCGATTGTCGCGTCTACGCCTACGCCGCCTTGTGCGGGCTCATGCATTTCGGCGTGAAGTTGAATCGATGCGTGGAAGAGGTGATGGTGATGGCAACCATTGGCCCGACATTGCCACCGGGCCGTCCTGCTTCTTCAACAGCGGCACCGTCGCGCAAATCGCTCGCCAGTATGCTGGCGCATTAGGAGACAGCCTTGCGTGATCCGCGCCAAAGCATTTTCTACGGCATGAGCCGGGAACAATTGCAGGCGGCACTTACAAGTGCGCAGCAAGCCTATGTCGCCCTCTCGACCGGTACCAAGGGCGTCTCGTTTTCCTACACGCAGGGCGATGGCACGAAGTCCGTCACCTATGCGCAGACCGACACGATGAGGCTGGTGGCGATGATCGATGAGCTGAAGGAACTGCTCGGGATCGTGCGCCGCGCCCGGCGCCCAATGAGATTCTGGTATGCCTGAAGTCAGCATCATCGATCCGTCGACCGGCAAACCATTCCAGCAACCGAAAGCACGCGCGCTGGCGAACGGCGGCGGCGCACCCTTCGATGCCGCCGATGTTTACGGCGAGCATATGGCGGCGTGGCGGCCATATCTATGGTCGGTCGACGGCGAGCGAAATATGTTCCGCGACCGAATCGTCGCTCGCATCAGGGATATCGAGCGGAACGATGGTTGGGCCTCGGGCGGGATTACCCGGATCGTCGACAACGTCATCGGCGCCAATTTTAGGCCGGTGGCAAAGCCGGATTATCGGGCGCTCGCCGCTTATTCGGGGAACAAGGCATTCGATGCGGTATGGGCCGACGAGTTCGGTCGCGCCCTCGAAACGAGCTGGCGGACATGGGCCGATGACCCGGCGAAATATTGCGACGCGCAGCGCAATCTGACCGTGACGCAAATGATGCGTCTCGCCTTCCGCCACAAGATCATCGATGGCGATGCGCTCGCGATGCTGCTTTGGATGCCGGAAAGAATCGGGAAGGGGCGGGCGCGGTACAGCACCGCTGTGCAATTGATCGATCCCGACCGGCTGTCGAACCCGCAATTGCGCTTCGACCAGCAAGCCATGCGCGGCGGTGTTGAAGTCGACGAATGGGGTGTCGCGGTCGGCTATTGGATCAGGCGGGCGCACCAAGGCGATTGGTTTTCTGCCGCGGAAAGCGTCCATTGGGATCGTGTGCCGCGGGAAACGGCGTGGGGACGCCCGATCATCGTGCATGATTTCGAGCACGATCGGGCCGGCCAGCATAGGGGCGCCGGCGGTGTACTGACGCCGGTGCTGCAGCGTCTTCGCATGCTCGTCAAATACGATGCGACCGAACTGGATTCGGCGGTCATCAACGCGATTTTCGGTGCCTACATCGAAAGTCCGTTCGACCATGATCTCGTTCAGGAGGCGATGGGCGACGATAAGACCCTCCCGGTTTACCAGGAAGATCGGGCGGCCTTCCACAAAGAGCATCGCACCATGCTTGGCGGCGCAAGGGTGCCGATCCTGTTTCCCGGCGAGAAAATGAACATGCTCACGGCGACACGGCCGACCAGCAATTTCGCCGCGTTCGAGCAGGCGGTGTTGCGGAACGTCAGCGCCGCCCTTGGTCTGTCGGCCGAACAGTTGAGCCAGGATTGGTCGCGGACCAATTACTCAAGCGCGCGCGCGGCGCTGCTCGAAGCCTGGAAAACGCTCTTGCGCCGGCGCAGCGATTTCTCGGTTGGTTTTGCGTCGCCCATCTATTCCGCCTTTCTCGAAGAGGCGATGGAAGCCGATTATCTGCCGCTGCCGAATGGCGTCGTGCCGGACTTCCTGGAATGCCGAACCGGCTACGCCGGCGTACGTTGGATTGGACCGGGGCGAGGGTGGGTGGACCCGGTCAAGGAAAAACAGGCGGCCATTCTCGGGATCGAGGGCGGGCTCAGCACCCTCGAAAGCGAAGCGGCGGAGCAGGGCCGGTATTGGGAAGACGACCTTGAACAGCGGCGTATCGAGATTGCCCGCTATCGCGCCGCGAATGTTCCGCTTCCAAGCTGGGCGCGCATGTCGGTCAGTTATGAGGATAAGCCCGAGGAAGAGGTCGGGGGTGCGCCGGCATGATCGGCTACCCGCATCTGGCGACAAGACTCTTCAACGTGCCGATCGCTATCACGCCTGACAAGGCGGAAATCGTGATGGCGGCCCTGGCCGACCGGTTCGGCATCACGCGGCTGTTCCGCGCCAATGGCGATGTTGTCGCGTTCATCGATGATGACGACGATCTCGAGCCTCAGCATGCGGCCCGGCACGGTTATGACACGGTGGCCGGCGTTGCGGTGATTCCGGTCAGTGACACGCTGGTCCATAAATTGGGCACGCTGCGGCCCTATTCCGGCATGACGGGCTATGACGGCATCCGGCTGAATTTCATCGCGGCCTTGGCCGATCCCGAGGTCAAGGCGATTGTGCTCGATATCGATAGCCCCGGCGGCGAAGTGGCGGGGTGTTTCGACCTGGCCGACACGATCTTCGCCGCCCGCGGGGAAAAGCCGGTCTGGGCGATCTGCAACGAGGTGGCCTATTCGGCGGCCTATGCGATTGCGAGCGCGTCGGATCGCATCACGGTGCCGCGCACCGGCGGCGTCGGTTCGGTTGGCGTGATCTGTCTCCATTGCGATCTATCGAAGGCGCTGGGACAGGCCGGTATTGCCGTGACGCTAATCCAATACGGTGCGCGCAAGGCGGATGGCAACGAGTACCAGGCCTTGAGCAAGGAAGCGCTCGCCCGGTTCCAAAGCGATATCGATACGATGGGTGATCTCTTCGTCGCGACCGTCGCGCGGAATCGAAAATTGACGGATGCAAAAGTGCGCGGCACCGAGGCGTCAACATTTCTCGGTCAGCGCGGTGTCGATATCGGATTCGCCGACACCGTTATGGCGCCGGACGAAGCGTTCCGCGAGCTATTGGACAAAATTCGCTGAATTTTTCCCTGGGCCGGATCAAGCGCCCGTTCCCGCAAGGAGTTGATGAAATGACGATGAAAACCGTGCTGGGCGGCGCGCCTTCGTTCGCCCATCTGATCGGCTTCGGCAAACCCCGCGCCGCCGATGACAAGCCTAAGGGTGCGCCCGACGAAGAGGCGGCCGCCGAGGAATCCGAAGAAGAGGAAACCGAAGGCGACGACAAGGACAAGAAGGGCAAGAAAGCCAAAAAGTCCAAGGCCGAGGAATCCGATGATCCCGACAAGGAAGGCGAGGATGAAGAGGCCGAGGATAAAAAACCAGAATCCAAGGCCGCGGATGACGATGAGGACGAGGCCAAGAAGGCGAAGCGCGCCGAGGCGCGTGGCCGCAAAATGGAACGCGAACGCAGTGCCGCGATCTTCGCGTGTCCCGCCGCCGGCGTTCGACCCGACCTCGCGGCGCAGCTCGCCTTTCACACCAGCATGACGGCGGACCAGGCCATCGGCGTTCTCACCACGGCGGCTTCGGGTGGACGGCGCGGCATCAACGATCGGATGGCAACAACGCAAATTCCGAATATCGGCGCCGATCCGGGACCCGAAGCGAAGGGTGCCCTTGGCGTCGCCGCGCAGATTATCGCCGCCGACAAGAAACGCCGCGGCGAAGTCTAGGCCGCGCGGCAAAAGCATCCACCGCAATTCTCTTCTGAGAAGGAAGATTCATCATGGTTCTCCCCGTCAGCCAGATCGGCGACAATCCCTGGGTTCCAGGCATCACCGCCGAGACCTATATCCCGGATCAACTGATCGCCGGCAATCTGAAGCTGGTCAGCGATTCCGTGACCATCACCGGCGGCATCAATTTGAATCGCGGCACCGTGCTCGGCAAGGTGGCCGAAAGCACGCTCGCCTATTCTTCGGGCACCGCGTTCGCCTCGGGCAGCATTGCCATCGCGAGCACCGGCCCCGTCAATGGGGATGCGGTGACCATCGGTGGCACCGTCGTCACCTTCCTGACGCCGCCCGGCTCCTGGCAAGATGAACCGCCCGCCGGCAACAACGTCTACATCGGCACAACCAACGCGCAAACCGCGATCAATCTCGCGGCCTTCCTGATCGGCTCGACCGATGCGAACCTGATCAAGTTCAAATACTCGCTGAACAATGTCACCATCACCCTGACGGCCGCGGCCACTGGCACCGGCGGCAATTCCCTGACACTCGCCACGTCTGATAGCACCGCCCTCACGCTTTCCGGCGCGGACCTCTCAGGCGGTGTCGCCAACACCGGCAACGCCACCATCGGCTCCATGTCCGTCGGGACGGCATTGAAGGCCGGAAATTACAAGGCGGTTTGCCTCACCGCGACCACGGCGCAGGTCACCGACCCGAACGGTGTCGAGATCGGCATTGCGACGTTCGGAACGGCCTTCGTCAGTCCGCAGATCAATTTCACGATCACCGCGGGCGGGACGGCGTGCGTCGCCGGCGACACGTTCATCATCGCTGCCGCCGTGGGTAGCGGTTCCTACAAGCAAGCGGCCGCATCGGCGGTGGATGGCAGTCAGAACCCCGTGGCGATCCTGGCCGACTATGCCGCCGCAGCTTCGGGCGACTGCACCGGCGGCATCTACATCATGGGCGAGTTCAACATCAACGCACTGACGTTGGACCCGAGTATTTCGGTCGGCGCGGCAAAAGCCGCTCTGGCCCCGCTCGGCATCTTCCTGAAGGGTGCCGTGTCCGCGGACGACCCGGCCGGCGAATAGCCCGCCTGTTCCCTAAATAACGACGCCGCGCGACCCGCGGCCCATTCTCCACGAGGACCACTGACATGGCCGAGGGTACCAATCTCGCATATGACACCGCCGTACTGATTGCGGTCGTGCCGAATCTGAAGCGCGCGACCACCTTCCTGCTCGACAAATTCTTTCCCAACATCGTGACGTCGGACACCGAGTTCGTCGCGATCGATGTTGATGTCGGCAAGCGGCGTATCGCGCCCTTCGTCTCGCCGTTGGTCGAGGGGAAGCTGGTCGAGCAGCGCCGCATGCAGACCAATATCTTCAAGCCCGCCTACATCAAGGATAAGCGGGTACCCGATCTGCGCAAGCCGGTACGCCGCATGATTGGCGAACGTCTCGGCGGCGAGTTCACCGGAGCCGAACGCGAGATGGCCAATCTGGCGGCCGAGATGACGGACCAGATCGATGTGTTGACCCGCCGGCTCGAATGGATGGCGGCGCAAGTGCTCGCCACCGGCACCGTCACCATCAAAGGTGACGGTTTCCCGACTTCGTTGGTGGATTTCGGCCGGTCTTCCTCGCTCACCGTCGCCTTGACGGGGTCCGCCGAATGGACGACGGCGAATGTCATCGGCGGGGCTGCATCGCCGACCACCAATATCGAAGCCTGGCAGCGCCAGATCCTCAAGGAAAGCGGTGCCACCGTCACCGATATCATTTTCACCACGTCGGCGTGGGAAGGCTTTATCGCCGATCCGCTGCTGAAAGGCGCCATCTATTACCCGCGCCTAGGCGACAGCGGCAACGTGATCGATCCCGGCGCCCGGATTCAGCGCGGGGCCGTCTACAAGGGGCAGTGGGGCCAATATTCGCTGTGGATTTACAACGAGTGGTATGTCGATAGCGGCACCGAGGGCGGCAACGTCGATCAGGAATATCCGATGCTGACCGATGGCACCGTAATCATGAGCGGTCCGGACATGATGGGGACCCGCGGGTTCGGTCAAATCCTCGATCCGGCGTTCAGTTACGCCGCCCTGCCGTTCGCCCCGAAGACCTGGACCGAGAATGACCCGGCGCAACGGTATCTGATGATGCAGTCGGCGCCAATCACGATCCCCGGCCGCGTGAATGCCTGTCTCGCGGCCAATGTGTGCCCGGCGGTCTTCAGCTAAGGCGGCCGCCCTTCAAATCCCGAAAAACGTAGGAGGCATTATTGCCCGAACTGAAAAAACTCGGACGTGCCGTTATTGCGCGCGGCCGCACCATTGCCGTTCCGCATCCGACCAAGCGGAAAATCGTCAACCATACGCCCGAGGGCAAGCCGATCGAGCAGGCCGAGCTCATGCATTTCGGGCCGGGCCAGGAAATCGAATTGCCCGGCGATGAGATCGTGCGTCTGCGAAAGCTCGGGTATCTCACCGACCCCAGCGCATCGGAGCCGCCCGTCCCGCAAGGCGCGCGCGTCCTCAACGAGGAATCCGGCGCGAGCGTTTCCGCGCTGTAGGCCATGGCGGTCGATTGGGACCAAATGGTCCTGGCACCCAATATGGCCGTGTTCGGAGAATGCGCGACCTATTCGCCGAAGGGCGGCTCGCCGTTCCAGGTCACGGGAATCTTCGACGAAGAATATCACGAGGTCGGCCTGCTCGAAGGTCCGGCTATCACCAGTGCCATGCCGGTCTTGGGTATCCGCCTTGCGGAATTTCCATCACCACCGAAGCAGGGCGATCAGCTAACCGTCTGTGGAAAGACCTTCGCGGTGCGCGAGGTTCGACCCGATGGTCATGGTGGTGCCAAGCTCATGCTGAACCTCGCATCATCATGAGCGCCATCCGTCCCTATCTCCGTGCCTTGGCGCAACAGGGCTTGCTCGCGGCCGAGACGATCGCCGGAACGAATATTTTTCTGCCGCGCACCTGGCCGACCAATTCGGCGGTGATGCCGAACATCTCGATCCAGACGCCGCGCGAGATGAAAGACGACGCGACGCGGGGGAATGGCTTCCCACATTTCGTCACTGTGACCTGGCTACAACTGCGCTGCCAGGTCATGGGGACCGATGCGGGCCAGATCGAAGACGACCTTGAAACGCTGGTCGACCAGGCTGAGCAGGCGATGATGGCGTTGATCGCGGTAGCGCCGCCGGCTTTCACCACGCCAGTGTCTACGGCCGGCACCGTCGGCAGCAATGTCCTGACATTCGCGAAGACGCCGCCGCTCCTCTGGTTTGGTCACGCGGTGGCCGATACGACCAGCACCGCGATCCCGACAGGCACGAAGGTGAAGTGGTTCTCGCCGGGCAGCGTGTGGTTGTCGGCCAATATTGCCGCGCCAGGTGTTGCCTTGGGTGACGCGATCCAGTTCACGCCGCAACGACCCGCACCGTTCCGGCGCATCGTGCGCGGCGACTATGAAATGAGCCTCACCTCGGAAGCCGCCAATCATCTCGGCGAAGCCGTGCTGACCTTCGGCTTCGAGCATAGCGAGACATTCCCGCCGATCATCACCGATCGGCTTCAGGGCATGAATATCACCGCCACGGATGGACCGGGCGGCGAGACGCTCGCTACCGCGACTATCGATCTTCCCACCTCCTAACGGAGTTCCTGCTCATGATCTGGGTGAAGCCCATCACGGTGGGGCCGGATAAGCTCGGCCCGATCGATCCCGACCGCCGCGACCGGCTGAAGCCCGATGAGTGGCGCGCCGTTCCGGACAGCCCCTATTGGCGGCGCATGGCCCATTACCGCGATGTGCGTCTGCGCGAGGTCGATCCGAATCCGTCAGCGCCGGTCGAACCGGCGATCCCGACAGCGGTGGTCAAGCCGGCCGCGGCGTCCGTGACGGCACCCCCGGCGCAAGCCGACAAGCCGAAAGTGCAGGAGTAACCGATGGCTGGGATTCCGATTCCGGGCGTGCCCTCGACGATCCGGGTGCCGCTCTTTTATGCCCAGTTCGATCCGAGCCAGGCGAACACCCTGCAAACCAATCGGCAGGCGCTGCTGATCGGCCAAATCACCTCGGCGGGCACGCTCAATCCGCCAGCACCGGTGACCGGAGCGGTCAGTGCGGCGACTGCGCTCAACGGCACCGTGCTGACTTTCTCGTCGGTTCCCGCGGGCGTCGTGGCCGGACAAGTCGTCACCGATACGACGCACAACACCGTGATTCCGACGGGCGCGATGGTCCTGTCGAAGACCTCGACCACCGTCACGATATCGGAAGAGGTGACCGGTGCTGGCATATCGAGCGGCGACACCATCGTCTTCACGACGCCCTTTGTCTCGGCCCCCATCCTGGCGAGTTCACAAACCCAGGTGGACGGCCTCTGCGGCGCCGGATCGGAACTGGCTTGGGCCTATTGGTTCTTCCGCCAGAACAATCAGACCACCACGCTCTACATCCTGCCCCTGCAGGACGATCCCGCCGCCGTCGCCGCCGCGGGCAACATCAATATCGCCGGCACGCCGACCCAGAACGGAACGATCCCGCTCTATGTCGATGGGCAATCGGTCCCGGTCCTGGTCACAACGGCGATGTCCGACACCCAGATCGCGGCGGCAGTGGCGGCAGCCATCGTTGCGGCCGGTCTCACGGTGACCGCGACCGCGACGAGTGCGAATGCTGCGGTGACGGCCAACAATGCCGGCCTGTGCGGCAACGATATCGATATCCGGCTCGCCTATTACGGTGCCGCGAACGGCGAAGTCATCCCGCCGGGTCTCACCATCACCGTCACGCCGATGTCCGGCGGTACCACCAACCCGGCCACGGGATTGGCGGCAGCCCTGGCCCTCTTGCCGGACGTGTCCTACGATTTCGTCGACCATCCTTATAGCGATGCCGGATCGCTGAACGCGCTGCAATCCTTCCTCGGCGATGCCACGGGCCAGTGGAGCCCGATGAAGCAGCTCTATGGTGGCGGCTTCACCGCCGCGCGCGGCACATTGGGTGCGCTGCAGACGCTCGGTCTCGCGCGGAACGACCAGCACGAAACCATCATGGGCTTCTATGACAGCCCATCGGCGCCCTATGCCTGGTCGGCGGCCCTATGCGGCATGGCGGCGGCCAGCCTCTCGGTCGATCCCGCGGTGCCGTGCCGCGAGGTCGCGCTGGTCGGCATCCTGCCGCCGCCGGTGGGTTCGCAGTTCCAGCTCTTGGACCGAAACACCCTGCTCTGGTCGGGCATCAGCACCTTCAAGGTCATCGGCGGTCAGGTCATCGTCGAGCGCGCCATCACCACCTATCAGCTCAACACCTTCGGCGCGCCCGACAATTCGATGCTGTCGGTCGAGAAGATGTTCACGCTCTATTTCAGCATCCAGACGCTGAAGGACTACGTCACCTCGAACTATGGCCGCATGAAGCTGGCGGATGACGGCACCCGTCTTCCGCCCGGCGCCAATATCGTCACCCCGACGATCGTCAAGGCCAGTCTCATCGGGTTCTATGACGACGAACTGGTCGGCAACGGCTGGGCGCAAAATACCGATGCGTTCGCGGCCGGCCTGCAGGTGGCGCGCAATCAGACCGATCCCGACCGGCTCGACGTGCTGTTCGATGTCATCGTCGAGGATCAGCTCAACATCTTCGCCGTGCTCGCTCAGTTCAGCCAATCGGCGACGCTGGGCCAAGCGGCGTAATCGGGTAGCGGAGATCATCCATGGCAACCCAACTCATCGCCAACAACGAGCCGATCGGCGGCACGGCATTCGTGACCGTCAACGGCGCCACCATCATGCTCGGCGCCAACAACGTGAAATGGTCCGTCTCGAACGTCGAGCGCGAGAGCAAGAACGGCCTCTCCGGTACGGCGGGTTATCAGACCAAGCCCCGGACCGGTTTCATCGAGTTCGATTTCTACGACAGGGGCAGTCAGTCGGTCGACGACATGAACGGCGTCACCTCGGGAGCGGTCGTGCTGGAACTGGAGAACGGCAAGGTCATCTCCGGCTCCAGCATGTGGGCAACCACGGCGGTGGAAGTCGACCAGGCCGAAGGCACGGGCCATGCCCGCTTCGAAAGCGGCAACGTCCGCGAAGACCTCGCGACAGACTAGCGGCGCGCGCCCCTAATCACCGTCATTCGCTTTGAGGAAAGAGGGAAGAAATGGATATTACGGAATTGGGCGACACGCTGAAGCTGCCGCTGAAAAAGCAGATCGGGCTTGGCGATCAGAAATGGGACGAGCTGGACTTGATCGAGCCGTCGCTCGCCCAGGTGATGAAGGCCGAAGAGGCGGGGAGCGGCAACATCATGATGCTGGCGCTGCTATCCGCGGTTACCAAGGTGCCGCAGCTCGCGCTGAAGCAATTGGCCTATAGCGACTTCCGCAAGGCCGATGCTTTTTTAGCGCAATTCGCCAGCGCTGGCCGCAAGACTGGCGACAGCGAATAGCGGACCTCGCCGACTGGCGTGGTTGGGCGCCATCCGAGATCGAGGGCATGACCATGACGAAACTGTTGTGGTGGCACGGCGAAGCGAAGCGTCGCGGGCCGCCCTTGGTCTATGCCATGCTGGTGGTGAAGAAGAAATAGAATGGCCGATTTCTCCTCCCGGTTCGCGGTCGCGATCAGCGCGAGCGATGAGACGAAGGCGGGCGCCGATAAGGCGTCGCGCACGCTCGGCGATGCGCTGGCAAAGCCCGCTGGTGCCGCAAAGCTCACGGGCTCGAAAGCGGCCGACGCCTTCCAAACGGGCATCAATCGTCCGCTCGATCTGGCGAAACGCAAAACCGGCGAAGTCGATTTATCGATCCGGAATCTGAAGGATCGACTGGCGAGTCGCTGGCATACTGGCGGCATGGGTAAGGCTTTCGATAGTGTCGGCGCCACGCAGATGGCGACCTCCAGTTTTGCCAACGATATCGGTAGTGCGTTTTCCCCGGCCGAGGATCTGGCGGCGTTGCTGGCTGGCGGCAGCCTATTCACCGCTGTCAGCAAATTCGACAGCAGCGCGAATGAACTGTCGCGCACAGCGGCGCGCTTCGATATCTCGACCGATGCGTTGCAGCGATGGCGCGGTGCAGTCCGGCTCGGCGGCCTCGACGCGGGTGCCGCGACGCAATCGATCGACACGCTATCGCGGATAATGGGTGCGGCGAACCATCATCTTCCGGAAGCGAAGGAAGCAATGCAGGCTGCATCCGGAATTGAAGTTCGGACGGGCATCAAATTAAATTTTGCCGGGGATTTTGAGCACTTTCTCCGTGACCTTAATCGGGCATTCCAGCACCTTGATGCGCCCACCCAACGCCGGGCCGCTCAAGCGTTTGGTGTGACGGCGATGCTGGATGAGCTGAAAAAGTCGCCAGCACAACTCGAAAAGGATTTAGCGGACGCGGCGAAGCACCGGAACCTGACGCCCGAGCAGATCAAGTCTGGGGACGAAGGCAATCGCTCCATTGTCGCAGCGACAGACTCCACCATCGGGTTTGCCCAGGCGGTGGCGGCCAATCTTTCGCCAGCTTTCACGCCGATTTTCAATGGCTATTCGCATTGGCTCGACGAGCTGAAACAATCGCCGCGCGTGCTCGACGCCGTCGGCGCTGGGGCGGTCCTGCTATCGACGGTGCTGACAGGAAAGCTCTTCAAGAGCGTGTCCAGCCTGACGAGCGCGGTCAGCAATTTCAGTTCGACGTGGAAAGACAGTCCTCTTGGAAAAGGTGCGGCACCAGGCGGTGGTATGGTCCCAGGCGGTGCGCCAGAAGCCGCGCCGACACCAAAGGGAGCGCCCGGCGCGAAGGCGAATTTCAAGCCGCTATCCGATATGTCCCCGCGCACCGATTGGGGACTTGGACTTGGACTGGCTTACGGCAAAAGCCTGCAAGATCGGCAGCAATGGGACCGCGACTTCGGGGCGGCGAAGAAGAAGTACGCCGACGATGTCAAAGCGCTTCACGCGTGGATCGTGCAATATAATCACGATCATCCTTTTGTGGCACCGTATGGGCCGGGCACGGCCGACGCCTTGGCGCCGCTGACTAAAGAGTCTGGCGCGAGCCATCGCTTTGAGCCGATGACACCGAAAACGATGGCGCCGCGTAGTGATGTCGCCCCATCCAGCGTGAGGAAGCTGGCGCAATCCAGTGCGCTGGCCTTCGCGCCGAGCAATGCCTACGCGCCGCTCGCTGATTTGGTCGGCCGCGGTGAAGGCGGATATAATTCGGTCAATCGCGGCGCCCCCGGCGATTACAAATCCGGCACGGAAAACCTCGCCACCATGACGGTCGACCAGGTCATGGCGGCGCAGCGGGCCGGCAAATTCAACGCGGCGGGAAAATATCAGATAACCAAAAACACGCTGCCCGGGGCTGTTGAGGATCTCCAACTCACCGGTCGGGAAAAATTCGATAAAGCGCTACAGGATCGCATCTTCGCGCAATACCTGATCGGTGATAAGCGGCCGCAAATCCGCGACTATCTCGCTGGCCGCAGCGACGATCTTCACGGCGCCGCGCTTGCCGCGTCGGAAGAATGGGCGAGCATCGCCGATCCCGACACCGGCCGGACGCGCTATCCCGGTCACAACCGCGCCTCGATCTCGCCGGCCGAAATCGAGGATGCACTGGAATCTGCCCGCACGCAGCGGCAGGTGCGCCAGGGTGGTGTTGACCGTCTCCGCGCTCCGCTCGACACTGAGGACGCGCAGCAACCGCGCCGCCATCCGACCGTCGAACCCGCCGAGTTGCCGCCTGACCTCGCGGCTTATCAGCCAGGTCAGGGCGATAGTTCGCATGAGGTGATGGTGCGGTTTGTCGACGCGCCGCGCGGGATGCGCGCTGATCTATCTCGGGCAAAAGGGCCGGCCAAGATCGGGGTGCGCATCGAACATTCGATGCCGGTATAAAAAAGGGCCATGGTCGATTTCCCCTTTGCCACGGTGGCGGCGTCGTTCCGCAATGTCACGTTCCAGATCGAGAACGAGCGGATGCAGGGCGGCCGAAGGGGACCTGATCATCAGTATCCATTTCGCGACGTGCCCTTTGCCGAAGACACCGGACGCAAGCAGCGCCGGCTACCGCTGATCGGATTTCTGATCGGCGATGATGTCGGCCCGCAGGCTGCCGCCCTGGTAGCTGCTTGCGAGAAGCAGGGTCCGGGGCCGTTGGTGCATCCCTGGCTCGGCACGTTGCAGGTCGTGTGTCGAAATTTCGAGACGGAAGATGTGTGGGATCGTCAGCGGGTCATCACGTTCCGCATGGAATTTGCCGAAGCGGGGCAGGTGCAATATCCCTCCACCGCTGCTGACACCCAGGCAGCAACGAATGCCGCCGCCGACAACGCAGAGGCGGGGATCACCAGCGATTATGTCGATGACACGGCGAGCGTGATGGCGAGCCTCGGATGAGCGGTATCGCAAGTTCCCTGGTCGGTCGTGCCGTCAACCCCGTGATGGCGCAGTTCAGCGACCAGGTGACGGCGGCGGCCGCCGATGCCACCGCGACCTATAATGTGGTCTATGGCCTCGCGGCGCCCGCCGGCGAGAGCTACGGGCGATATTTCGTCGGCACCGATCCGCTGGTCGACTATCAGGATGCCGCAACGGACGTGCCCAACCTGATCGCCCAGGGCGTGACGCTTAGGGCATCCGTAGCGTCCGCGCTTGCGACGGCATCGGTAGCCATAGAAGGCGACCCAGGCACGTTCGCCGCCTCCATCATCGCCGTCACGGAAGCACTCCGCGCCGCATGCGCCAATCCGGCCGATGCCGTTAGGTTGCTCGGCGATCTCGCGGGATTTGCGCCGCAGATCAACTTCGCCGCCGGCGACGCGACCGGTACGGCCATGACGACCCTTGCGCAAAATGCCGCCGCCTTGATGCGGCGTGCCGCCGGTATTTCCCTGGCCCGAGCGTCAGCCACTTATACGCCGACCTCGCAACAGGATGCGGCGACGGTACTTGATCAGATCGGCGAAAGCCTCGGCGAACTGGCGACGGCCGCCGCCGACGTGTTCGACGACAATGCGTATAGTGTACTATTGAGCCTACGCACGGCCGTCTATGCCGACCTCAACACGCGGGGCGCATCGCTGGCGCCGGTCGTGACCCGGACGATGCCGATCCCGCTACCGTCGCTCGTGGTTGCCTACCGCCTTTATCAGGATGCCTCGCGCGCCGATGAGCTGACGGCAAGAAATGATCCGCCGAACCCACTTTTCTTTCCGCTGCAAATCGAAGCGCTGGCGGAATAACGGTCGGGATTACGCCCGCTTCGCGATCGGTTGAATGTCCTGCTCGATCTCGCGGCGATGTTCGGCCCGCGCCTTGGTCAGATCATGCATCGCCTGGAGATTGATCCAGAACTCATCGGAGGTGCGGAAGTAGCGCCCGAGACGCATGGCGGTATCAACCGTCACGGAACGCGTTCCGGCGACGATCTCGCTGACCCGGTTGGAGACCGGGTTTGCGTGGGGTGTGTCAGCGCCGAGCCTTCGCCTTCGGCTGCTTCTCTAGGCCAGCCTCGATAAGCCGGCGGATCGCCTCGTTATCGGATGTGAGCCGCTGATCAAAGCGGTATTCGGTGACCGACTTTGCTTGGGCTTCGGTGAGGTAAATGAGTTTCTTCACCGGAAATTCTGTGGGTTTTGCCATCGGGTGAATATAGCCGATATAGCGCGTATTGACAAATGGAAGGGCGCGATATAGGTTATATATATTAAGCGGCCGAACCGGGTGCTCGAAACACCCGATCCGGCCTAACCCGAGCAGGAGGATAAGTCCATGCCCAAGGCTAAGGCGAAATTATCACATCCGCGTCGTCGCGACACGATCGCGGTCCTTCTCGACGAAATCCGGCGGCTCGACGAAAATGCGCGGGCCGTTGAGAGAAAAATGGAAGCGATCGGCGCCAGCGACAAAGAGCGTTGGCGGGCGCTGTCCGATATGGAGAGTGCGCTTTTTGGCCGGATGAATGTCGTGGAAGACAGCATCCGCGCTCTACGCGCGCACACGCTGGAAAGCGCACTGATTCAGATCGCCATTGTGCGTAGCCAGCTTGACGCTGGCGCTTGGTCGGCAGAGTGCCAAGAGAAAGAGCGCGACGCGTGTTGTGACGCGCTGGCATCGGCCGCAGCGGTCATCGAGGCTCATATCGGAAAGTCCACCGCCGCGAAATACCTTCGCGACAACCACTATCTGCCGGGCGACTGCGCGGCGAACAACACCATCAACTAATTCCCGGCCGTCACCGGGATGAGACGCGACCATGGGTTCTCCGAGCTTCTCGGCGTCCGGTGGTTGCGAATAGCAACCCCTTGATTCGCGTCCGGGGCGTGACGGCGCCGGGCGTCGAGGAGACCATGAATGGCAATAGGTAAAAAGGTAAAGACTGAGACGACCGAAATTACGGTCATCGAAATCTCGGAAGGTAGCGTGACACTCGGCATTGTCGGCACGTCGCCTTTCGTGTTCAACCGCATGTCGGAAAAAGCCAAGCGGGAATTGCTGTATCCGCGCGGCGGCAAGAAGAAGCCCGGCGAGAGCCTGAAGCACGATCCTTTGTTGGAATATCGCGACAGCGTGTACCGCGAAACGGCAAAGGACGCAGTGACGCGGCTGCTATTCCCCGCCGCGGCGTTCAAGAAAGCGATTGCCACGGCGGCGCTGGATATGCCAGGCGCGGCGAAGGCAGAAATCGGGCGACTGACTTGGGCCGAAGGATTCTACGTCCCAATCTATGGTGTTCCGAAACTATGGATGGCCGTCGTCCGAATGAAGGACATCTCGCGGACGCCGGATATTCGAAGCCGGGCGATCCTGCCGGAATGGTGCTCGATCGTGACGTTCCGCTTCGTGCGACCGAACTTGAACGAGCAGACGATGTTTTCGCTCGGGGTTGGCTCCGGCCGCACCGTTGGGGTCGGCGACGGCCGGCAGGAAAAGGGCACGCTGTCCATGGGGCAGTATCGGCCCGTGTCGCATACTGATTTGGCGCTGATGAAATTCATGAAGGAAAACGGCCGCGTTCCCCAGGATAAGGCGCTTGCGAATCCCGAGTTCTTCGATGCCGAGAGCGAGGATTTGTTCCGTTGGTTTCAGGAGGAACGCGTCAAACGCGAAGGCAAGAAGAAGGAGGACGCGTGATGAAGCCACGCATGGACAAGGAGAAAGTCCGCGAAGTCCTGAAGGCGCTGGATGCAAAGCATCGCCTCACGCCAAACGCGGTGGTCGAGGCGGCGAAATCGAAGACGTCGCCCCTGCATCCGCTGTTCACCTGGGACGACAAGAAAGCAGCGGTCGAGCGCAGACTCGATGAAGCGAGGAGTCTGATCGAGCGTTTCAAGATCGAGGTAACGACCACGCATTACACAATGCAGGTGCCGGAGTTTGTCCGCGATCCGACGGTTGGCGGCAAGAATCAGGGCTATGTCGGCGTGGTACGGTTGCGCTCGGACAAGGAAACGGCGCGCGAAATCGTTATTTCAGAGTTCGGCCGGGCCGCTTCCTGTTTAGCCCGAGCGCAAGCGGTAGCCGCCGCACTCGGGTTGACGAAGGAAATCGAGAAGCTGCAGAAGCGCATCGTTGCGATTGCTGACGGCCTCCAAGAACGACAGGTCGATGCCGCCGCCTAGCGGCATCGATACGCACGGCAAGGCGGTCAAGGTACGGTGAGTGAGGCGCTTTATGGCGAGGTTGGGCTCGACGTGTCGAGGCGTGGTGAGGCAAGCCAGTCTTGGAACGTCATGACAAGCTGAGGCCGGGTTTGGTGCTGCACGCTTAGGCAAGGTGTGGCGTGATCCGGCGGTCAAGGTTCGATAAGGTTAGGCCTGCCGTGATGTGGCGTGGCCAAGTAAGGCCCGGCGAGGTCCGGTACGGCGTGGCAAGATGCTGCAGGAGATGGAAGCGGTGGCAACATCGCTTCCATGTCTGCTACTGCGGTAGAGTTAATCGCCATTTCGCTGATTCGGCCAGCCCAGCAGCGTTATTTTCGCAGTTGTTTTCGTCCAACCCCAGCGACATGCAAGCAGTCAAAAAGTCGCGTCTACTCGGTGCGCATAGTCTCTCCAAAAGAAAGCGCCAATCGTCTTTTGGAACATTTTTGGCGATGGTCGCATGAGACAAGCACGCATTGTATGTCACGGCGGCGGTGTTGCTCGCGATCTTCTGGTGAATAGGATGGGCGGGGTCAATTTTGAGCAGCGTGTAAAATAGCGGCAAAAAATTCCCGAAATCCCTATCGTCAAGAATTTCCAATTCATAAATTCCGGCAGCGAGTTCCCTGCCATCATCATAGGCAAAAGGCCCGGCTAAAAATTTTCCGGATTTAACCCGTGTCGGTGGGGCATGCGGCGGAAGACAATTAACATCGCAAGGCATACCGCCCTCAGCCATTCTTCGGGCGCCATCAGGTAGCCATTGTTGAGAGAGCATAACGATGATGTCGCTGTTGTCCGGAACATTGATTCTTCCGGTGACTGTAAGGCCGCTGGAATTGTCAACGACAACATCCTGAACGTGGGCTGAACCGTCAGCAAAGGCCGAGGGGGTGGCTGCCGGCAATCCCTGCGCGAAGTAGCCCACAAAATAAAAGAATACGATCAAGCCCGCGATGCTGGCGGCTGTGCCGAGCCATCGGCCTGTCCTGCTCATTCTGTTTCCTCCACACCGCGAGATTGCATGGCCGCCTCTGAAGACGACGAACTGACCGTGCAAACCAATGGCGCGACCTTGTCCGGTTGGCAAGAGGTCGAGGTGCGCCGTGGTGTCACAAGCTGTCCGTCATCCTTCATGGTCTCGCTTACGGAACGGTATCCAGGCGATGTCACGGGAGCGATTGTGACGCCAGGCGCGACATGTACGGTTTTTCTCGGGGGCGACCAAATTTTGAATGGTTACATCGATAGGCTTAAGATCGAGATTGACGGCAATTCGCACCGAGTCAGCATTGTCGGGCGCGGCCGCGCCGAGGATGTTGTTGATTCATCTGCCGACCCCGATGCGCTTGGCGGTTGGGAATTTCGTGGCGGCATGCTGGGCGCGACCGTGAGGAAACTAATCGCGCCCTACAATGTCGGACTGCAACTGCCGGATGGCGATGTCTCGTTGCCCAGTGTTGTGTTCTCGATCCAGCCTGGCGTGACCTGTTACAGCATGATCGAGCAATTGGCCCGCGCGACCGGACAACTTGTGTGGGACGCGTCGAACGGGGATTTGGTAATTGGGCAGGGAGGCACCGGCGGCCGGGCCGGAAACGCTTTGGTCGAGGGCGCTAATATTGAGGTCGCATCTGCCGAATTTGGCATGGATATGCGCTTTTCGGATTATCTAGCCGTGCTGCAAGACGCCGGCCTTATGGGCCACGTCTCTCTTAAAGGCGAGGCAAAAGACAGCGGCGTGACGCGGCATCGCCTCAAGATGATTATCGTTGAAGGGACGTTGATCAACAACTACCCGACCATTCGGGCGCAATGGGAAGCGGCGCGGCGCCTCGGGCGCTCCCGCATTGCGCATGTGACAGTCACAGGATGGCGTGACGTGAATGGGGATCTGTGGACGCCGAACACTGTCTGCTCGATCCAGTCGCCGACGCTGAAAATTAGCGAGGATCGGGTCATCGCGGAATGCGTGTGGAAGCGAAGCGATGAGGGTGGCACACAAACCGAGATGATGCTGATCGAGGAAAAGGGGCTGAAGCCGCAGCCTTTTATCCCGGTCGACATTTTTGGTGTGACATGAGCGACACTCCCGATTGGAATGCAGATCATGGGTATGCCGATTTTGGCGGCTATCGCGTGCTCAATTTGAATGCGCGAGTGACGCTGCCGATCGGAGACAACACAAAACCGATACAGCATCATCAAACGACTGGGCTTCTTGGCGAGACGCGCAACAATCAGCAGCGCCTTGGCGAATACGGTTTTTCCAGCGTGCCGCTGCCCGGTGCCGTCGCATCGGTAATCTACCAGGGCGGCGGAAGGCACTTCGCCACCATCATTGCGACGGAAGACCCGCGCTATCGGCCCACAACGCTCAACCCCGGCGAAAGCGGTGTCTACGCCGTGGATGGGGCCGGAAGTAACGGCGCCGGCGGGGTGATGTGGTGGTGCCTGCAGGCGCTGCTCGGAAAGATCGCGAAGCTCCTAGGGGTCACCATTCTGATCGGTGACGGCAACACGGTGACGCTGACGCTGACGGGTCAGACGATCAACATCAACGGCAGTGCGGGGGATGTGGTGGTCGCGGGGGTATCGCTCGTCCATCATGTCCACTCCAACTCGGGCGGAACGGGCGATAGCGGTCCGCCCGTGGCGAGCTGATCTCGCGAATGACCACCTCGGCATCGTGCCGATCAGATAATAAGCGGATTGCCAACTCACGCGGGATGTATTGGTTCGCTATCCCGCAGGCTTGGGCGAAAACAATCGCCTCAACAAATTCTGCCATCTTAGCGGTGACAAACTCAATGAGCGACATCAGCCTGATCTGGGATGCGCTGCTCGGCGGCGCGGATTCCGCCATCGTCAACGGCCAGATCGTCACCGGCAACGATCTGGTCACGAGCTACATCATTTCGCTGTTCAGTGACCGGCTTGCCGATCCATCGGACGAATTGCCGCCGGGCGAGACGGACCGGCGCGGCTGGTGGGGTGATACGCTGCTGCAAGAGGATAATCCGGGCGATCTGCTGGGCTCGCGTCTGTGGCTTCTTGCGCGCGCCAAATCGGACGCGTCGCTGCCCGGCACGGCCAAGGGTTATATCGCCGAAGCACTGCAATGGGTGATCGATGATGGAGTTGTGGCGCAGAACGTCATCGACTGCTTCTTCCTGAACGGCGACCAGGAACGCCTTTACGCAAGAGTGAAGGCGTATCGGCCTGACGGAAGTTTGGCGCTCGATATCGCTTTCGATTGGGCGTGGCAGCAATCCGCGCCTGCGGCCACCGCGCCGTTCCCGCTGCTCGATGTCAATTTCGTCCTGAACCAATCTCAACTCGCCTGATCCCATGCCCTTCGCGCGCGACACGCTGACTGACCTTCGTCAGCAGGCGATGCAGGATGTCGCGAACGCCGTCCCCGGCGCGAACGGCTTCTTGCGCCGTTCGGTGTTTCGCATCCTGGCCTATGTCGTGGCCGGGCTGGTCTACCTGCTCTATGGCTTCCTCGATTGGATCGCCAAGCAGGCAGTGCCGTTCACCGCCGTCGACGAATACGCCCAAGGTTGGGGCAACCTTGTCGGCGTGGTGCTGGAGAACCCAACTTTCGCCAGCGGTCCCGTAAGTTTTCCCGCCCCTTCCGCCAATGGGCAGACTATCGGCGAGGGCGTGTCGATCACCCGTGCCGACGGCGCGCTCTATGTCTCGACGGCGGAAATCACCGTGTCGGGCGGCGCCGCGGTCTTCAACGTGTTGGCCGTCGACGCCGGGGCCGATGCGAACTGCGATGCCAATGTGCAACTTTTTCTGCAAACCCCGATCGAGAACGTGCAGTCGACCGGCGTGGTGCAGGCGCCGGGGATCGACGGCGGGGCCGATGTCGAGACGCCGGATCACTATCGCACCCGCTACCTGGAACAGTATGCCAATCCGCCGCAGGGCGGTGCGCTGACCGATTACGAGGAATGGGCGCTCGCGGTACCGGGCGTGACGCGGGCATGGGCGGTCCGTGGCGCCGATCCGGGCACGGTTGTCGTCTATTTCATGATGGACGTATCCGAGGCCGCGAATAACGGCTTTCCGCAAGGCACCAACGGCACCGCGTCTTCCGAGACGCGCGACAGCCCGGCGACGGGCGATCAGCTCATCCTGGCGAACGCGCTCTATGCCCCGTCGAAGCGACCGGTGACCGCGCTGGTCTATGCCTGGGCACCGACGGCACAGCCGGTCGATTACACGGTCGGCGGTCTCGCGGGAAACACGGCGCTCCAACAGGCGGTGCTGGCGGCGCTCGGTAACCTGCACCTGACGCAAGGCGAGCCCGGCGGCACGTTCGAACCATCGGACTGGTATGGCGCGATCAATATGGTGCCGAACATCCCCGCATTCACGGTGCCGGTGCCGGCCGCGCCGGTCACGGCGGCCGCCGGGGCATTGCTTACCGTCGGCACCGTGACTTGGGCCTGAAAAAATGCGCGTCCCGGTCTATGTCGTCGCGGATTTCGTCGCGGCGTTCCAAAACCTCTTGCCGCGCGGTCGCGCTTGGTCGCGCGAGACGACATCGGTACAGGCCGGCATTGCCAATGCGTTGATGCCGACCTTTCAGCGGTTCGCATCTCGCGCCGCCGATCTACTGACGGATGCCTTCCCGTCGACGACGTGCGAACTGCTTCCCGAATGGGAAGCGACGCTCGGATTACCGGACGATTGCGCACCGCCGAACCAAACGCTGGAACAGCGGCAACAGGCGGTGCGCGCCAAGTTCGTCGCCCGTGGCGGTCAGGATGTTTCCTATTATGTCCGGGTCGCGGCGGCGCTCGACTTCACCATCACGGTGACGGAATACCAGACATTCCGCGCCGGTCGATCGGTTGCTGGCGACGCGTGTTGCGGGAGTTGGGCGCCGTTCGAATGGACGGTCAATGCCTCGCCCCTGGTCGAGAGTTTTTTCGAAGCGGGTTCTTCTGTCGCGGGCGATGCGCTCGCCATTTGGGGCAACAGCGAACTCGAATGCACGCTCGATCGCATCAAGCCCGGCCATACGTGCCTGAATTTCACCTATCACAATTGATCTGAGGTCCCATGCAACGGGTCAACAGTTCCGGCGTGGCAACCGCGCTGCCCGCCGATACCGATACGGCGACACCCGGCTTTTTCTCCAATGGCAACCCGGGGGCCGCAATCCCTGCGACGGTGGTGGATGCCCCATGGCTCAACCGCGTGCAGGAAGAGATCGCGACGCCGATCCTCAATTTGCTCGGCCCGCTGAATGCTGCGGACAATACCCAGCTCTATCAGGCGATTCTCAAAGCGGTCGCCAATGGTCTCGCCGCGATCCCGCTGATCTTCGCGCCCTCCAACGTCTCGCCGGTCGACGGCACGGTGAATGCACCTTGTGCGATCGGCCTCACCGGTTCACCGTTTGAATCGCTCTACAACACCGCCCAACTCGGCATGGAGGTGCAGCTCGCCACCACCGAGACCGGGTGGACCTCGGCCAGTGGCTTCCCCGCGCCGGCCTATGACAGCGGTCTAGTGCAAAAAATCTCGACCGCATTCACCGTTCCGGCGGGTACGCTGTCGCCATCCTCAACCTATTACTGGACCTGCCGTTACACCGATTCCAAAGGCAATGTTTCGGCCTGGTCGCAACCCACTGGATTCTCGACCGCGGCCCTGACGATCGCGACGCCGTCGATCTCGGCGCCGACCAACAATGCGACCAACGTCTCCCCTGCCGTCACGGTCACCACGTCCGCCTTCACGATGACCAACGGGACCGATAGCCAGGCGAGCGCGGACTTTGAATTGTGGACCGGTCCCGCTGGAACCGGCAACAACGTCTGGTCGGATGAAGGGGACACCACCAATCTCACCAGCAACAGCATCCCGGCCGATCCCCTGTCGAACAGCACCGCCTATTATCTGCGGGTGCGGTACCGGGGTGCCGGCGGTGAATACTCGCCCTGGTCGGCGGACTGCAAATTCACCACGGCCGCGGCCGCGATCACCCCGCCATCGAGCGCCGGCACCGCCGCGGGCTGCGGCCTCTATGTCGGCGAGATCACCCTCGGCGGTCATACCTACGCGCTGTTCGCGGCGCAAATGGATGGCGTCTTCCACGATATCATCCTGCCGCGACAGTCGCTCCCCAAAGTATTCTGCGATCCGGTTTTCACCGGTCCGACCTCGGTCACGGACGGGTTGTCCAACACGCTCGCCATGTACGCCTCGCTCGCGACCTCGGGGCCGTTGCGGGTCGCCTTGGACGATCCCTCGCACAACGCCCTGCTTCAACTCACCCAGTGGAATCAGAGGCAATACTACGCGGCGTGCGCATATTCGGATTGGTACATCCCGTCGCGGGATGAATTGGAGCTGATCTACCGCACCCTCAAACCGACCGCGACCAATAACTGCACCAATACGGCGGGCGGACCGAACTGGGGTTATCCCGCACCAAATACCACCCGGTATGACGGCCAGAATATGGGGGTGAACGGCAGCAGTTCCCCGACCGGCGCCGCCTATACCTCGTCCGTCCCGGGACAGACCGCCGCGTCGACGTTCCAGAAATCCGGCACGGAATTTAGCAACAACGCGATGCTCGATAAACACTCGCTCGCCACGGGCCTACCGGCGCGCGCCGTCTTCTATCTATCCTCGACCTTCGCCTTGTCGACGTTGCAGAACTCGCATTACGCCGGCGTCTACCAGCGCTTCGACGACGGCTATCAATGCACGGCGGATGCGCTGTTCGGCCGCCAGGATCACTACATTGCCATCCGGCCGGTGCGCCGCGTGCTGGTCAGCTAAAACCATGAACCGTCGCATCATCATCCCGCTGCTATTAGCGGCGTTGCTGACGGCTTGCTCGGCGATCGCGCCCAGCGGACCGTCGCCCCATGTCCCCGCGCCTTCGACGGAACCGGTGACGGCCGCGCCGATCGCGACGCCCGAAACTGCGGCACTTCACCGCTTCGGTTCCTTCGCGCCCAACACGGTACTGACGGCGGAGCAGCTCAACGCGGCTTTTTCCGGTGTCTGCCCCATCACCGGGTGCAGTTTCAGCGGTCCGGTGAACTTCACCACCGGGGGTGCTTTGGTCCTGCCGGTGTGGGTGTCGAATGCCCGGCCAGGTTCACCGGCTCAGGGACAGATCGGATACGCCAGCGATATCGGTTCGCCGGAACTCTATACCGGGACGAGTTGGCAGGACCTCGGCACCGTCGCGAGCATCACCGCCGAATCGCCCCTGACCGGCGGCACGATCACGCGAAGCGGCACGATCGGCCTCGGCATCGTCCCGGTCACGCTGGGCGGTACGGATTTGACCGGGCCATACACCGATGGCCAATTGCTGATCGGCGATAGTTCGTCGGGCGGCCTTGATGCCGCGACGCTGACCCCCGGTAATAACATCACCCTGACCTTCGGACATGGGGGCATCACCATTGCCGAAGTGACGAATGGCCCGTCGAAGGTGAATGGGGTCGCCTTTCCGACCGATCCCGGCTCGGGCTATCCCCTGGCGGCCGTCATGACCGGCGCCGGCGTCATCAATTATGAGACGCTGCCGATCGGTGCCGGCGGGACCGGCGCCACCACTGCGGCAACCGCGGCGGCCAATCTCGGCGTAGCGCCGTCGAGCGCCACCGGGACGGTATCAGCGGTGACGGGGTCTATTGTTCCCGGCGATGCCCCGGTCTTCACCGACAACAAGGGCACGATCGGCGATAGCGGGATCGTCCCCGGCGGCTCCAGCGCGTCCGGCGGCGCGCCGCAAGGCCGGCTGACGCTGCAATCAGGCTCGCCGCTGATCACGACCCAGGAAGCGATCTCGGCGGTGTTGGGCGCCAGCACCGTGACCGCGAGCTACGCACCGGGTGACACGGTAACGCTGACCGGCGGCACCGAAACCGTGAACGCGGTGCTCTCCGTCACCAATACCGATCTTTATTCGGTGACACCGCTCGCCGTAGGCACGGGATATTTCACGGGCGATACCGTGACGCTGACTGGCGGCACTTTTACCGGCTCGGCCATCGCCACGATTTCGCAAGCCTCGGCGATTTCGGTTGCGGTGAACAGCGCCGGCACCGCTTCCTTAGCCATTTATTATACTCCTACCGACACGATCACGTTGACCGGTGGCACCATTGCATCGGGTTCGATTATAGAAACCGTGCTGACTACCACGGTTATTGATATTGGCGCCGGTAGTAACGGTACTGGTTGCACCAACGAATCAGCCGGTCATTACACGCTCACGGGGACAGACGGGACCGGGACGAAATGGACGGCGACGGCTGGCATCACCAGCAATGCTTTCATCGGTCTCACCATCACCGGTGGCGGAAGCTATACCGTCAACCCGGCGGTCGGGACTATTAGCACTAATTTCAGTGTATCGCCGAGCTTGGTAGGATGTTCCGTCGCGCCATCAGTCGAAATCTCGACCGGAGTTCTCACCGCATCGACAACGACGAATACGGCGATATTCTCGACGACGCCGAGCGGGGGTGGGCTGACGCAGAGCGCCACGTCCGGCCACGGCGCCGGGGCGACCTTCACCGGCGTTTTCAGTGTCTACGCCGCAACTCTTTCCACCAACACGGCCGTCTTTACGGTCAACGCTACGACGCTGACGCAGAGCGCCACGTCCGGCGCCGGGACCGGCGTGACGTTCACGCCGATCTATCAGCCGAACGCTTTGACCGTGGCGACGGGCGGCATCTACAGCGCCGTGCCGCCGAACTCGGTGAGCCAGGGCAGCACGTCCGGCTCTGGGGCCGGCGCAAAATTCACGATGTCATGGGCCGTCGGCATGACGGGCGCCACGGCAATCTATTATCAGCCGTTTGGCTCAGGGCAGAACGTGCCGGTGTGGCTCGGCACATCGTTCGGTTCGGAATCAATCGGCGCGGGCCTCTCCCTGGCGCTCGACAGCAACAGTGGTCATACCGGCTATCAGGCTTCCGGAAACGTCTACGATATTTTCGCCGCGATGAACGGATCGACGCTGGTGATCGGGACGGGACCTGCTTGGTCGAGCACCGGTGCGCGCGGTACCGGAGCGGGCACCACGCAGCTAGCGCAAGAAAGCGGCATCTGGGTCAACGCGAATGCGATCACGCTGCGCTATGGCAATTCAAGCGGCAACACGCTCAGCGTGCCGGCCGATGAGGCAACCTACCTCGGCTCGATGTATGCGACGGCCAATGGTCAGACCCGCCTCAATCTCGGCTGCTATCTGGTAGCCGGCGGCGGCAATAATGTGGCCGGCCTCTACAATGCCTATAACCGATTGCGCGTCCCGTACTGCGAGGGCGACAGCACCACTTCCTGGAGCTACACCGCCGGCACCTGGCGCGGGGCTGATAGCAGCACCGCCAACCGCATTACCTTCCTCGATGGGTTGGGCGTCACGCCGGTCGGCGCCAGTTATTCGGCCCTGGTCGAGGCGGATTCCACGGGCATCGATATCGACAGCAGCACTGCGACCCCGATGCTGTTTGGCACCGGCCCCGCTAGCCTAAAGTCGCAGGTGACCGACGATTATATCGGGCCGCCGCAACTCGGCCTCCATTACCTACAGGCGATGGAACTGGGCACCACGAGCGGCCTGATCACCGGCAACGGCCAAATGTGGCTGCGCGCCAATCTCGATAATTGAGGGTCTGAACCATGTCGGATGATCTTGCGCCTCTGGTGCAGACGGCCGTTGCCGCCGCTGCCGGGTGTCCCATAAACGGTGTCGCCATCGTCGATCCGGCCGACCCGTCGACGTGGCGGATCGACTTCGATTCAAGCTGCACCAGCGATCAGATGGCGGCCGGGAAAGCGGCGGCGCTCGCTTTCAATATCGCGGCGGCGGAACAGGCGGGACAGCTCGACACCATCCTGGCGGCCGGCCTCACGATCACGTCAACGGGCACGCCGTCGCTCAACGGCACCTATGGGGTTGGCGCGACCGAGCAGGCGAACATTACCGCGATCGCCAGCGGCCTTAATGCCGGGAAGGTGCCGGACGGCGGCTCGACCTTCGAATATCTCGACGCCACCGGGACGCCGCACAGTTTTACCAGCGCGGACTTCATCAATTTCGCCTCGGCGGTGATGAACTATGTCTATGAGACCGATTTGATCGCAGCGGAACTGGCGGCGGGTGAAAGCGAAAGCTGGCCCGCCGCCACGGCGACGATCCCCTAACCGCGCCACCATCGAAATCACCGACTACGAATTTTTAATCGACGTTGGCGGGGCTAGGGATGGACGAGGCCAACAGCGGTACGGCGCGCCAGACGCTCGGCCGCATTGAGGAACGCGCCACCGAAGCGGCGGCCAATAGCCGCGCGGCTCGCGAGGAAATCGTGGCCCTGGCGCGCGAGCTATCGGGCCTAACGGCATCGCTCAAGGCAATGAACGATCAGATGCAAAGTCACTTTGCCGACGATCGCCGCCACTTCGACGACTATGGCCCGCGCCTCGCCACCTTGGAGAAATCCGACGCGGCCACGCGCGCGACCAATAGCGCCAACCGCTGGTGGGTCACGGTGATTGCCACCATCGGCGGCGCGGTTGCCGGCGGCCTTGCGGGAAATTTCAGGATTTTCGGGGGGCACTGATGGTCGATCTGCGCACGCTCGCCGAGGCCTATACCAAGGCAAATGAGGGTTGTCGCCTCGAAGCCTATCAGGACACACGCGGCATCTGGACTATCGGTTATGGCGAAACCGACCCCACCATTGTCCAGGGCGTGGTCTGGACGCAAGCCCAAGCGGACGCGCGGTTCGACGCGCGTTGGTCCGAGGCCAACGGGGACGCCGAGAATTGCGTCTCGCCGGTGTGCTGGAACGCCATGGGAATCGCGCGTCAGGCGGTGCTGGCCGACATGGCCTTTCAACTCGGCTTCCGGGGACTGCGCGAGTTCCAATCTATGCGTCGCGCCTTGGAAGAGCAACGGTGGGCCGATGCGGCCGAGGATGCGCTGGAAAGCCTCGCGGCGAAGCAGGCGCCGAACCGCTGGGTTCGGCATGCGCGGATCCTGACGGAAGGAGATGCTGCGATCGTGAACGGCGCGCTGCCGACATCATGATCGCGCATCGCGGTCTCGAAGCCGATCTGGCCGCCTATCAGCAGATCATCGCCGAGTATCGCGCGGCCGTCGCCGCCAACCCCACAGCAATTGACCCGACGCTGCGCACCACGGCCTTGACCAAGTTCAGGGCGCTTGGCGTCGGCGAAGAATTTGCCGGGTCGTGGCTCGATCCGAAACCGAAGCGCCGACGCTGAATCAGTCCTTTTTTTGTAAATCCCTGGAGGTCTCCCATGTTCAATCGCTTGTTCGATCGCGACCGGCTGACCGATGCCATCGGTCTGTCGTGTGCTGTCGCGATCGTGGTACTCGCCTTGCCGTTCTTCCTGGCCGGGCTCGGGCTGGCGGCGGTGTTCCTGCTGCTGATCATGCTGTGGGGCGCGGTGAAACTCTTGGTCGCCGTGGGGAGCGATATCTATCGCAACGGCATCCGTAACGAGTTTCAGCGGGCATGCGCCGAGGTCAGCATCGCGCTGTTGCTGATCCTGACCGTCAGCACGCCGACGTGGGCCGCGACCTCATCGTCGATCGACATCTCGCCCATCACCAATGCCCTCCTTGCCGTCGCGGGAACGGCGCTGCTCGCCGTTGGTACATGGGCGGTAGGGCGCGCGGCGCGCTGGATGAATCTCCAAAGCAATGCGACGGCAGTATCGGCGTTCGACGATGCCTTGGGCAAGGCCCTGGCGGCCGGGCTGCAAAGCAGCAGTGCGCTCATCGCGCAAAAGGGCTGGGACCATATCGACGTGAAGAACGCGACCCTCGCCGCGGCCGCGCCGATCCTGGTGGCGAAATTCCCCGATGCGCTCAAGGGCGTCGGGATCGACGTGTCCGATCCGTCGCAAACGGCGGCAAAAGTCACGGCGGCACTCGACCGCGCCTTCCCGGCGGCGGTGACGAAAGCCGCCGCGTCGCCGGCGACGCCGCCGGTCAAGTCGTGACCGCCTTCCTCCGCCTCATGGCCCGTCATGCCGTGCTCGCCGGACTGATTGTGCTCGGCGGGTGTGCCGTCATCGTCCATTTCTGAAACCCCCAAAATCGAGGATCACATGAACAAGGCAATCTCTCGCCGTCGGCTCTTTCAACTCGCCGGTGTCGGCTCCGGTGCGGCGCTGCTTGCGGGCTGCGGCCTGCTTGGCACGGTCGAAAGCACGCTCAGCCCGACCAATGTCAGCACGGTGGTGACGGCCGTCGGCAACATCGGCCAGGTCGCGAGCTACATCACCGCCGTAGTCGCCGCGGTCAACGCTGCGGCCGCTTTCGTCGGCGTCACTATCCCGGCCGGTGTCGCGACAGCGCTGACCGATGCCGAGAACATCGCCAACACGCTTGCCAACAACGGTACGGTCCAGGCGGTGCAAACCGCCGTCGGCAATGCCTTGACCGATGTCGAGACCGTGTTGAGCGGCTTCGGCAGCAATGTCTCGGGCGAACTGCAAATCGCGCTCGCCGACGCGGCGCAGCTCGTGCCTGAGATCGCGTCGGCGGTCGGCTTGGTCGTCTCGGCGGCAACGCCCTCGGCCGGCATGCGCCGCGCCGGCGCCACCGTGCCGGTGACGATGGTCCTGGCTGACCTGAAGCGTATCGCGGCGCTGAAGAAGTAAACGTGGCGCCGCTCATTGTCGGCGCGCTGGCCTTCCTGGCGGCCGCCGCGCCCTATGCCCAGGATGCCAGCCTGATCGTCACCGGCGTCAAGGCGGCGGTCTCGATCCCCTGTCTCGTGATCGAGATCGTCGACCCGCCGCAACCATCCTGGTGCGCGTCGGTAGCGACGGCGGTCAAGGCGGCGGCGCATGCTCCGGTGCCCGCAGCGGCGCCGGACTGGCCGCATATCGCTTATGTGCCGGTGAGGTAGGGTTATGATCCGGTGTTTCTTCGTCGAGGCGCTCGGGGATGGCACCGCGCGCCGTGACGGCAAGATCATCAACATCAGCGATCTTCCTCCCGGGGCGATGTGGTACGCGGATTGGTACTCACGCAAAGGCCCGGACGGTCATCATCTCATCGTCAAAACGCCTGGTGGCGATTGGCACGTCGACGGGCGGGCCAACAACTGCACGCGCGGCGACGACAATAAGCATTACTGCTGGGTGCGCCACGGCGTTCCGCCCCTAATCACCGTCGATAAGAACGGTGACACCTGCGGATGCGGTGCGTCAATCGGTCAGGGACCTGGATACCGGGATTATCACGGTTGGTTGCGCGGCGGCGAACTCGTCCCATGCTGAAATTCTCGAATGGATGGCTCCGGCAAAAGATCGCGAACGATCCCGACATTGAGCCGACGGCGGGGGCGGAACTGACGTCGCTCTCTCAACTCTACCCCACAGGAAATCCCATGATCACCATCGCCCTGATCAATCAATCGAGCGTCGTCAGCCAAGCGGAACTCGGCGCCTTCATCGCGGCCGAGCAGAAGCACCTGACGGCGGATTTCATTCCCGCGTGGGGTCTCGACGCCGTCACCATCACGCTCTGCACGGCGGATGCGATCCCGGCCGGCGCATGGCCGCATTACCTGCTCGATACCTCGGATCAAGCAGGCGATTTGGCCTATCACGAAGACGACGGTTCCCTCCCGGTGATGAAGACCTTCTGTCTCGACGCCAAGAACGACGACGAAGCCTGGACGGTCGCGGCCGATCACGAGATCAAGGAAGCCCTGGTCGATCCGGGGTGCAATAAAACCGGCCCCGATGGCGTGACCGCGATGGAGTGTTGCGATCCCGTGGAAGACTCGACGCACACCGTCGATGGCGTCGAGTTGAGCGATCACGTTCTGCCGGCATGGTTCCAACCGGGCGCGGCCGGGCCCTACGATTTTCAGAACCATCTCACCGCGCCGCTATCGCTCGAAGCGGGCGGCTATCTCTCGCGCGTCA